CAAATATGTGGGCCAAACTGTTGGCCCCACTGAGTCGACGGAAGATGACCTAGACGAAGATATTGCTCTGACAGAAGAAATGCTTTCCGATCTGATTGAAGAGCTTGTTGTGGATATGACTCCGCGCCCGCAAGGCTGGTCGTCCCTCAATTCGGCCGACAGCAGTGTCGAGCAAGCCAATAATGATGCCATGTCGGCCGCGTCGGCCGCTCACCTCGAAGAAGAGGAAATCGAAGACGCCGTTGGAACCGCCCCTGATGTGGTTTCTGACGCCGCACTATTTGAGAGTCAGCTCTCAACACTTAAAGAATCAACAAGAGAGCTTCGTGCTCTCTTAATTGAGTCCAAGCATCAGCTTACAAAGCTTAACTTGGACAACGCCAAACTTGTTTATCAAAACAAGGCACTTAACAGCGCCTCCTTGAATGAGCGACAAAAAGAGAAAATTGTCGAAGCTGTTCAATCTGCCAATTCTGTTGAAGAAGCGACAATAATTTTTGAAACTATTCAAAACGCAGTGGGTCTCACGAACAATACGAGTCGTACGAGGCCACAAACACTTCGTGAAGCTGTTACAAGACCAGTGTCGCTTTTGATTAGTTCTAATAAGGATAACAACGCGGCAACTAAAGATCCAAAAATGGGTCGGATGCTGCGTTTAGCAGGTTTAACAAAACAATAACATACTAGGAGGTTACATAAAAATGTCTATTGTACAGAAATTAACCGAGGGTATCGTTAACCGCGATCTTTCGAAGGAAGGTGCCGCACTCATTGCAAAGTGGGAAGGTACCGGACTTTTGGAGGGCATGGGAAATGATACGGCTCGAAACGGTATGGCCCGTTTGCTTGAGAACCAGGCAAAAGAGCTTCTCCGTGAGGGATCCACTATGTCTAGTGGTGATGTCGAGGGCTTTGCGGCTGTCGCATTCCCCCTCGTCCGCCGAGTATTCGGCTCTCTGATCGCCAACGATCTCGTTAGCGTTCAGCCGATGAGTTTGCCTTCGGGCCTCATCTTCTTCCTGGATTTCACCTTTGGTGGTGTTTTCCAAGCTGGTGGTCAGAACACAGACACCCGCGCAGGGTTTGTATTCGGTAAATCCGTTTACGGCGGCGACGTTGTCGGTGCACAGATCACTGGTGGTGTTGACCTTGCAGGTCTTGGTGGCACTGATGCTGGTGGCGCTTATAACTTGCGCAACGGCTACTCGTCTCCGACGGGTAGTACGACTGGTGCGTGGAATGTTGTGTTCTCTGGAACGCTGCAGTCCGGCGGCCGTTGGTCTGAATTGGCTAGTGAGGGATCACCTTCCCAGCTTTTACCACAAAGTCAGGTTAACAAGATTCTGCGCTACGATCCGGACTTGGTTTCAGGTTCCGACTTCGTTATTGCAGAGAAGGTCTTGGCGGCTGGTCTGCAGATGAATTGGCGCGATCTTTCCGCCATTGCACTTACGGCGTCCAATACAGTCAGCTTGATGCTTCTGCCTCGACTGACGGTTATGAGTGCGTCCAATGATGGGACAACCGTCTCTAATATTGCAGGCGGGGACGGTACCATCCATGCTGTCTTCTTGGGGCAGACTACTGCCGGTACGCCGGTTGGCTTAAGCTCCAGCGTCTTGGACTCGATTGCATCGGTTCCGCAAGAGGATAACTTCCGCGCGGTGGGCACTGCAATTGGTGCGATTGAAGGTACCACATCGTGGGCACTGGAAGGTAGCGACCAGATCCCTGAGATCGACATCAAGGTGGATTCCGTGGCTGTCACGGCTGTCACCAAGAAGCTCAAGGCTAAGTGGACTCCGGAGTTAGGACAAGATCTTAACGCCTACCACAACCTTGATGCCGAGGTGGAACTGACTCAGATTCTGTCTGAGCAGATTGCCCTCGAGATTGATCAGGAAATCCTTGAGGATTTGGTGGTCGGTGCGACTGCAGCTACTCGTTGGTGGTCACGCCATCCGGGTCAGTTCCTCAATCGGGAAACTGGCGCCGTCTCCACTGTTACTCAGGACTTTACTGGTAACGTGAGTGAGTGGTATGAGACGCTCATTGAGACGATCAATGATGTGTCTGCACAGATCCACCGTAAGACTTTACGCGGTGCGGCTAACTTTGTGGTTTGTTCCCCAGAGATTGCCAATCTGCTTGAGTTTACGGCTGGCTTCCGTGCTAATGTGACGGCTGATAGCGACCGCGGCGACGCGGGTGCTGTTAAGGTCGGTTCACTTTCGAAGAAGTTCGACGTTCTCGTTGACCCGTACTTCCCGCGCAACCTTCTGTTGGTTGGGCGACGTGGAAGTAGTTTCCTTGAAAGTGGTTATGTGTATGCGCCCTATGTGCCGCTGCAGACCACGCCTACTATCTTCGGCGTTGAGGACTTTGTTCCTCGCAAGGGTGTCATGACCCGTTACGCCAAGAAGATGGTGCGTCCTGACATGTATGGTTTGGTGCTCGTCCGCGGGCTCGAAGACTAACGTACTCGACGTAAGGTCAAAATAGTTAAAGCCCCGTCTCTTTGAGGCGGGGCTTTCTATATAGTATTAGACGCACAGAGGAATATAAATGGCCATCCCGAAGCTAAACCCGGTTTCGACAACTAATACTAATATTTTGCCCGCAACGGGAAGCACCGCGAACGTTGCAGCGACCCTTCCGTTTGGAATGTATACGACGGCGGCTTTTCTCTCGGGAGCAGCCGATCAGGTTGCCTATACTTACAAAAAGCTCGGTGGCGATGTATTAGATATTGAGCTGACGGAAGGTAATGTATATTCTGCATATGAAGAAGCTGTACTAGAGTATTCATATATTGTCAATATTCATCAAAGTAAAAATTCGTTGTCCGATCTGCTCGGTGCTGCCACAGCGTCTTTTGATCAGGATGGACAGATTGTGACGGGGCATGCCCTGTCCGGCTCGGATATTGAATTGAGGTATCCACGGTTTGACTATGGGTATGTTAACCGCGTTTCGGAAAGGATAGCAACGGAAGCCGGCTTTGGGGGCACCACGCCGATTTATTCGGGTTCGATCACTCGCTCCAGCAAGTCACAAGATTATGATCTACAGAGTTTGTTATCGGCTTCCTCAGCCCCGGGGGGAACTACGGCTGCCCCTTACTTTGGGCGCATTCAGGATAAAAGAATAGTTGTGAAAAAGGTGTTTTTTAAAACCCCTCGCGCAATGTGGAGATTTTATGGATACTATGGAGGATTTTCAGTTGTGGGAAACCTCAGAACTTATGGCCAATATGCTGATGATTCAACTTTCGAAATAGTACCCGTATGGCAAAATAAGCTTCAAGCCATGGCCTATCAAGATGCGTTATATACTCGTATTTCTCACTATTCTTATGAGATATATGATAATAAATTAAGAATTTTTCCGCGCCCTGATTCAACGAGCCCCTTAAAGTTTTGGGTTCAGTTTAGTATTGAGCGAGATTACGAGCCATGGGAAGAAACGGGCCGCGGCAAAAATGGTATTAAGGGTGTTAATAACATGAATACGCTGCCCTTTAATAATATACCTTACAAAAGGATTAATTCTATTGGCAAACAATGGATCCGTCGTTTTGCCTTGGCTTTAACTAAAGAAATGTTGGGGCAAATTCGAGGCAAGTTTGCCGTAGTGCCGATTCCGGGTGAGTCAGTCACCTTGAACCACTCCGAATTACTGGGGCAAGCTAAAGCCGAACAAGATTCATTACGAGAAGAGCTTAAAACCATTCTGGATGAGCTTACGTATAGCAAATTGGTGGTCGAGGATGCCACTGTACGGGACTCCACACAAAAAGTTCTCGATAGCGTGCCCGCTGGTATTTATCGGGGGTAGATAAAGTATTATGGCCCGTAAAACATCAGCCCGAACCGCGAAGCCGCGCACCGAAGCTCAAATTCGTGACACTCGTAAAAATCGCTACAACTATGTTGGCGATGAAGACGTAGCTAAGAAACTCCACGACGTCGAAGTGATGCCATCCACCCTTGAAACCATTGATGGGGCGATGATAAAATTTATAAATGAGGAGCTTAATCTTTCTGTTACGAGTAACGAAGGATTTAAAAAGGTACCTGTATTATGGGTGACAGCGGAAAGGGCTTATCAACTTAAACATAATAAAGATATTCGGGATTCCGAAGAGACACTAATTCTTCCATTGATTACTATTAATCGTGCCAGCGTAACTAAAGAACCGGATTTTCGGGGCAGTGTATACGCTAATTTATATCCTGTGAATGATGCACGCGGGGGCACCATTACGGTGGGACGCCGAATTAATCAACAGAAAACTGCCGAATTTCAAAATGCTTTTTCAAAACGTAAAATGGGAATAGACAGAAAGGTGGGGGGCAAGATGCTCAACACCAATAAAAGGAATATGTCTACTCAACGTGTTGTTTATGAAACGATTACCATTCCATTGCCAGTATGGATTAAAGTAACCTATGAGATCACGGCCCGTACGGAGTATCAACAACAGTTGAATGAACTAATCTCTCCTTTTTTAACGGTTCCTGGTAACTCACGAACCCCGAAACGTATTAGTAATGAGGGTCACTTTTATGAGACGTTTATTGAAGGAAGCTTTAGCGATGGGTCCAATCAGGCCAATCTCGGAATGGACCAGCGTAACTATGAGACGACCATTAATATCGAGGTGCTAGGATATCTGGTAGGAGAAGGACAGAATCAAGAAAAACCCAAAATTGTACGACGTGAAAACGCCGTGGAATTTCGCTTCGCCAGGGAAAGGACTATTTTTGGTGATATTCCACAGAGTATTAAGGATGGATTTTACAGAGAATAGTACCATTGCAACTATTTAACACTATTTAGTTTTGAACGTTTTTAGCGTATAGGAGAACCTAACGAATGTCAATTAAAAATTATAGATTTGTATCGCCGGGAGTGTTTGTTAATGAAATTGACAACTCTCAGGTACCTGCTTCTCCGGCGGGTATCGGGCCAGTTATTATAGGACGATCAGCAAAGGGCCCCGCTCTGCGCCCTATAAGCGTAAATTCGTTTGCCGACTATGTCCAAATTTTCGGCGCCCCAGCCCCCGGCAGTGCCGGCGGTGATGTGTGGCGTCTGGGGAACAACACCACGGCCACCACTTATGGGGCATATGCTGCCCAAGCTTATCTGCGTAATAGTTCTCCCCTAACTTACATTCGACTATTAGGCGCCGCTGACACGAGTTATACCGTGGGATCTGGTGAAGCTGGTTGGAGTCAAGCGAATGCGTGGGGACTTCTTGTGATGCAGCCCACAACGAGCTCGCATGGTACCGGATTCAAGGGTGACGACTTTACCGCTGTTCTCGGGGCTGTTTTTTATGCTCCCGTTACTGTAGATTTTAACCTTTCCGGGGCGGTCGCTCTCTCGACATCGGTAGGAATTCCGGGTATTAGTACCCGGAGCAAGCAGGGCGCTAGCTGGGTGGTTGGAGATACTGGAACACGCAAAGAATTCAAGATGGTAATGACTGGTTCTGCAGCAGGCGCTGCAGCATCGACGACCCTTGTCTTCAATTATGATCGTACGAGTTCGCGCTATATTCGTAAGGTTTTTAATACTAACCCTCAACTGACAAATACTAGTATTACGGATGCCTCCAATCGAGTAAATTATTGGTTAGGCGAAAGCTTTGATAGACATGTAGCGGCCAATATTACCGATGCTACCCAGACTTATGCTGCTATAGTGAGATTAAAAAATCAGGGCGGCGGCAATAGCGCTGGCCTCCACCAGACGGGAGTCACTGCAGCCCAAACGCCGGATGTGATTGCGTGCCGCACCGATCAAAATCCCACTTCGAAGCCTCTTTTCAAGTTTGTGGCGCTCAATGAGGCTGGCGATTGGACAAACAAAAATATAAAGATTTCTATTCAGGACATCAAGCAGTCTACTAATGATGATACCGATTATGGAACGTTTTCCATCGTCATCCGTCACTTAAGTGATTCCGATAATGTGGTCCGCGTACTGGAACAATTTAATAATTGTGATCTGAATCCGGATTCTCTCAATTACCTCGGTCGAAAGATTGGTAACAACTATACTCAATGGGACTCTACCGAACGCCGGTACGTTCACTATGGAGATTATCCCAATAATTCGCAGTATGTTCGCGTGTCTATGAATTCGGATGTAGATGCCGGCCTCACGTCGGCCGACCTGCTTCCCTTCGGCTTTACAGGAATTATTAAATATCTTGATGACGTCGCCGGCGGTGGCCGCGGCACTGCGAAGATATCTGCCACGTCGGTTAGCGGTTCGTGGCTTACAGGCGCTCTTGATCCCGATAGTGGCGGCACCATGACTAACTATAGCGGCAAACTTTTAAAGATTCGCGGCGCAACCGGTCCAAAGGTATCCGTTTACTATCCAGTTCCCGAACTGCGCCTCTCGGCTTCTGACGGAAATCTAAGTAATCCAACAGATGCCTATTTCGGCTATCAGACAACTCAAACAGTGGGTGGAACGGTTTTTGATCGATCTAATATCGACCTTCTTCGTCCCCGCGGTGGCATGGTAGGGAGCATGTTCTCGGCTGTTACGGGGGATTCTGAACCTTCGGTCACGTTCACTCTTGATGATATCTCCGGTTCCTCCGGGGAATGGGAAAGTGGCTCCTTTAGCGAGGCGACGGCCGTCGACCAATCGCTTACGCGTGCTAATGGATTGATTAATGGTGTTCTTGATCAGGGTTTTGATCGATTTACCATACCCATGTATGGCGGGTTTGACGGAACCGCCATTACCGAGATGGATCCTTTTGGTAATACCGCTTTATCCGGGACTCCCACTGATAAAACTAATTACGTGTTTAATTCTATACGTCGTGCCATCGACTCTGTAGCTGATGCCGAAGTAGTAGAGATGAATCTCGCATCTATTCCTGGCCTCACTCAAGAGGGCTTGACCACTAATTTGGTGCGCGTCTGCGAAGATCGTGCCGATGCGCTAGCGGTTATCGACCTCCCAGACGCCTTTACGCCGCGTGAGGCATCTACGGCAGTCAACCGTAATAACACCGAGTCCACGATTACCACTATTATTAATGCACTACGGTCTAGGAATCTTAATTCGTCTTACGGCTGCGCCTTCTATCCGTGGGTACGTGCCCGCGACACCATTAATGGTGCTTTTATATGGATTCCTCCATCGGTTGCAGCTATCGGGACGTTCTCAAGTTCCCAGCGCAAGACGCAGGTTTGGTTTGCGCCAGCTGGTTTCAATCGTGGAGGTTTGACGGAAGGGTCGGCGGGTATCCCCGTTGTGGATGTCGCCCATCAGCTGCGTCGTAAAGATCGCGATGATTTATATGCCGCCAGTGTTAATCCGTTGGCGAAATTCCCCAATGAAGGGATTGTGGTGTTTGGTCAGAAGACCCTTCAGGTGACTCCAAGTGCCCTGGATCGAATTAATGTTCGTAGACTAATGATCTTTATTAAGAAGCGCATTTCGCAAATTGCCGCGCGATTGCTGTTTGATCCAAACGTCCAACAGACATGGCTGCGCTTTAAGGGGCAAGTGGATCCATTCTTGGCCAATGTGAAAACTAATTTTGGTCTATCGGATTATAAGGTAGTATTGGATGAGAGCACAACTACTCCCGATTTGGTTGATAACAATATTATGTATGCTAAAATCTTCTTGAAGCCTACGCGTGCCATTGAATATATTGCTATTGATTTTAATATCACTCGAACGGGAGCATCCTTTGCCGATTAATCAGTAAAGGTACGGGATGTTTTATTAACTCGTACTAATTAAAGTAGATTTACCAGGAGATTTATTACAATGCCATTTTGGACCAGCGCTTTATCAGAACCTAGGAGACAGCATCGTTTTTTGCTGACTCTTCCCAATTTAGCAAGTACGGCTGAAGGATACCAATATGAACAATATTTGGCAAAGATGGCAGGAAAGCCGGCTTATAACATTAGCGAAATATCGCACAAGTTCCTCGGCAATACGTACTATTATCCTGGCACCGTTGAGTGGCAGCCCGTTGATATAACAATCATTAACTCTGTCAACCCAGATGGCAACAAGCTGCTTGTAGACGCTCTTACGCGCTCTGGCTATTTGATGCCACCTGATCAGGAAGATGTTTTTACCAATCCAGCTCAGGCGCCGGGGACGGTTAATAAGTTCAACTCGATCGATGCTATCGGCAATGTTGTTATTGAGGAATTGAGTGGTCAAGGCGGCCTAATCGGCACGTGGCTACTCAACAATTCCTTCTTGACGAAGGCTACTTTTGGTAATTTAGATTATGGTGGCGATGAAATCCTTAACATTGAGGTCTCGATAAGGTATGATTGGGCAGACTACACGCCCGGTCCCGCGGTCGCAGCTGCTGCCGGGTCCTAATCAGAAAGAAAGAAGGTGATTTTTGGGAACAAGAAATAATGCGGGGCGCTTACAGGCCCCCGCACAAGATACAAGCACACCCGCCACCACAATAACGAGCACAGACGACCTGTTTTCGTTTGTTAACCCCACAGAATTCGTGTCTTTGCCCAGCGAAGGCCGTTTTTATCCCGAAGGTCATGTGCTCCACAACGCGGACACGATCGAAATCAAACACATGACGGCGAAGGAAGAAGACATCCTTACGTCCGAGACTTTATTAAAAAAGGGCGTCGCTATTAATCGCATGCTGGCCTCTATTCTTATCGACAAAAAGATAAAAGTGGAAGATTTGTTGCTTGGCGATAAAAACGCAATATTGATTGCCTCACGAATTACTGGTTTTGGGCCGTTTTATGAAGTGGGCACCACATGCCCCTCCTGTGCGAAAAAAGAAGAAAAGACGTATGATCTGCGCGACATTCAGGAAACCGAGCTGCCCGAAACCCCCGAAGGAGTGGAAGTATTGGATAACGGTTGCTTCGTTATAACGCTTCCAACAGCAGATGTGAAAATGACAGTGCGTCTGCTTACCGCGCAGGATGAGGAATCTTTTCAGACCAATATTGAGAACAAAAAGAAACTTAAAAAGGAGTCCACCGTCGTAACTGATTTATTAAAAGCAATTATTGTCGCAGCGAACGAGCACACTGATCGTGATATCATTGATCAGTTTGTGAATGTCATCCCTCTCCGCGACGTCGCATATTTAAGAAAACAATATGAGCAGATTAAACCCGGCATGGATATTAATTTTGATTTTGAATGTCCCACCTGTAGCTATGCCGGAAAGGTGGTGATGCCGATGACGGCAGAGTTTTTTTGGCCTCGGGCCTAGGTACCAAGAGGGGATGTATGAGGAATTTTTTAACCTCAAACATCATGGTGGGTGGTCCTTCACTGAACTTTATAATCTTCCGATTGCTTTGCGTCGCTGGTTCCTTACGCGGCTTACTCAAGAATTCGAGCGCCAGGTCGAAGAGACCAAAAAGGCCTCCTCAAAAAGATAAACACTTCTTTTCATTTAAAACTAGTTATATTTAAAGAGCGCCACCCTTATGACTACAGTGAAAAAAGACATTATAAACTTAAATCAAAAAGAAGTCCCCTTAACTGAGAGAATACGTGCTTTTAATAAGTTTGCAGGACAGGCCCAGAAGGCCCTCCTCGACCTTTTTATGGGAGGCATTGATATTCCTCTCCAAATATCGGGAACGCAGGGTCAGATAGACTCCTTTATGAAGGCGCTTGCGGGGGAGAAGCGCTATATGAATTCATATCGAAGGAATGGTCTTAATGACCCGCGCACTCTTAATTCTCGGTATTCTCTTGCTGCTGCTGTTCAGCGCTTTGAGGGCGAAACAGGTTTGCGGTGGCCCTTTAAAAACTAAAGTAGGATTTTAAATGGCAGAACTTACTAACGAAACAGTCCAACGACTTAATAAGGTCCTTGAGAAACTGGCTAAAGAAAAAGCCAAAGAAAAGGGCGGTAAAGCTGCTGGTCCTGCCAAGGCGAAACGCGGTCACGCCCGGGAATACGATGAGGACGCTCAAGCCCTCGAGAAGCGGAGCCAGCAAGAAGATCTTGCGGAACTCAATGCGCGCAAGAACCATGCGGCCGCCCTCGGCCGAAGAGAGGAAACAAAGAAGCTTGAAGAAGATATGGAGCGTCTTCGACAGGACATGGACAACTCCGAGATGCGCCGCAAAGCCGGAGAACTGAAGCGTAAAGTCCGTTCGAACGACGCCACTGCTGAGGAGATAGCCCAGCTTCACGATCTAGAAGCCGCATTAGATGAGGTAGCCGATGCGGCCGATGCTGCAGCTGAAGCAAAGCAAAGGCTTAATGACCAGACCCGCGCGGGCACCCAGGCTGCCGAGTCGTGGTTAAACTCTGCTTTGAGCCCCTCCTCCGCCATGCTTGGGAAGCTCCAAAAGGGCCTCGTGATGGGTAAAGGTGGCATGATGGCCTTCGGCGCCTCCATAATGAAATCCGCCGCTAGCGGAGAACTTTTTCTTAATATGGGCATCAAGCTAGCTGACCTATCTTTGGATCTGGCAAAATACATGATTGATTTTGCTCTCGACCAAGATGCGGCTATATCCAGTTTCAGACAAGCCACCGGCGCAGGCAAAGAATTCAATGACGAAATTCGAAATACCGAACGACGTCTCTTTGCTATGGGCGTGAGCACGGCTGACGCTGCCAATGCGACGCAGGCGCTCAAAAACACCTTTGTAGACTTCACATACCTTAGTGACGCCGCCCGTGATTCCGTCCGGGACCAGACCCTGATGCTTGAAAAGCTGGGAATGGCACAACAAACATCAGCAGAGATTTATCAAATCGCTGGCGAAAGTATGAATATGTCGGTGGAGGAAAGCAGCCAACTTTTGCTTGATCTCACATCTACTGCTCGTTCTCTCGGCGTCGACGTCGGCAAAATGGGACAGGACTTCGTGGCCAATAAAGAGTTTATCGTGAGTTTCGGTAAAGATGGGAGCAAAGTATTTGAAGACCTGGCGAAGCAAGCCAAAGCTTTAGGAATGGAGATAGGCACGTTGACGGGGGTGGTAGACAAGTTCACTACCTTTGACGAGGCAGGCAAATCAGTGGGGCGCCTTAACGCTATCTTGGGTGGACCGTTCTTAAACTCTATTGATATGATGAATGCAGCCATGGAAGATCCAGCTGAAGCGATAAATATGCTTCGCGACTCTTTTGACCAAGCAGGCGTCTCAATGGAAGACATGGGTCGTGCTGAAAAGATGGCATTCGCGTCTGCTCTGGGGATGTCTATTGAGGATATGACGAACATGATGGGCCAATCTAGAGAAGAGATGGAAATCGCGCGAATTGAACAAGAAGCGCTAGCTGAACAATCTCGACAAACCCAGAAAATCACTGATCAACTTACATCAGCTATGAATGGTTTTTATGTGCAAATGGGGCCCATTATTGAGGATATTTTGGTGCCCTTTATCGAGAAACTGGCCGGTGTTACTACCGCAATAGCAGAGGTTGTATCTTCTGGTGGCGCATTAAAAGTCTTTTTTGCTATGTTTGGCGCAATGTTCGGCGCCGGGATTGGCCTCGCTATCGGCATGGCGTTTGCGATGCAAGCCGCGACTGCAGCCATTCCTGTCGTGGGCCCAGCACTCGCGAAGATACAGGGGAAGATGGTTAAGGCGTTTATGAAGAAGGCCCTCGCCTCCGCTGGGCTGGGATTATTAGCCGGCGTCGCCGTAGGATTGGGGGCAGGAGTAGCCGCAGGATCCATGAGCGGTGGAGGCGCCAAGAAGAAGGAGGAAAAACCCAAACCCCGCGCAGGCTTCGCTGAGGGTGGTGTCGTGACGGGCACCGCGGTCGCTATGGTGGGAGAACGGGGCCCCGAAATGGTTGAAATGCCTATAGGCTCCCGCGTAACAAATGCTCCCACCACCCAAATGTTAACGGCGGCGCTACTAAAACTCACTAAGAAACTAGATAGAATGAATACCGATCGAGGAAACATAGCGGTATATGTGGGTGACAAAGAGGTTACTGACATTGTGGTAAAGGCTATGAACTCCTCAAAAGCCAAACAAGCTATAAGCCCTTACGGACAATAGGAGACAAATATGGCAGATCCACCACGCACACCCTCATCCACAGGAGGCCCCCGGCCTGCCCCTACCCATAGCCGCGCCCGGGGCTTAGGTGAGACTACCCGAGGCGCCGGGTCGACTCGCGCGACCGATCCGGTGACGATGACAACTGGGGAGTCCGTCAACCCAGGTCCAGGCGCAGCCGGCCGCCGCGCTGGGCGCACCTCATCGCCAAGTTATGCACGCCCGATGGACACCCGATTAGCGGTATCTTCCTATAAGGAAACTCCAGCTTTACGAAAGGAAGACTTTTTTAAAATTAAATTTACTCATTTGCCAACGGGAGAGGCGGTCGCATTTGAAGGATGGGTGACAGATTTTTCGGATAATTTTGGGTCAAACTGGAATACTCAAACGGTCTATGGGCGCATGGACCCTCTGGCGACCTTTCAGGGAACCCAAAGAAACATCTCAATAGGCTTTGATATAGTTTCCGACAACATGGGACAGGCCATGATGAACCTGGCGAACGTTAACCGCTTAATACAGTTTTTATATCCCGTGTATGAACAGCACGGCGCCACCGCCGACCAAACGGTTCTGAAAGCGGGCCCGTTGATTGGGTTAAAGTATACGAATTTGATTGCGTCTGTGTCCCCGGCCGGCAATTACCTTGTGGGCTTCATGGATGGAGTTACTTATAATCCTGACATGGCCTTCGGAGGGTTTCTGCCGGGGGTGGTGACCGTGGAGGACACGGAACTCGACAGCCACGCGACGGCCGTGGATGAGGAGCTTGGCATCGTCACTGCAGGCGAGCGTGAGATTAAAAGAGACACGACCATCTCAAAGGCTTATGTCCCCAAAAAATTAAGCATCAGTTTAACGTTCACTGTCATGCATACCCACCTACCGGGGTGGATAGCGGATGGCACCGGCTATGTCTTCGGAAGCACCGAGATGAATGGGAAATACCCCAACGCACAGTTTGCTGATTATACAACGTCCGAGACCCTAAAACAAACATGGAAGTTGTCCGAGGAGGGCGCAGCAAGAGCGGCGGGCGGCGGCGGGACGCCGCTCTTGGAAGACTATGAGATGACGGGCGAAGCAGTCATTCCCCCGGAAGTTGTGGAAGCTGACCAAAGCGAAGTCTTGGAAGGGTAATACTTATGCCTAATCGTTATGACGACCGTCCTGTATTTACGAATAGCGACGATCTTTATGAAAAGTTTTTCGCGCGCCGAGGTAAGCGTTGGATTCGCCAGGTCGGTACCGGGCGCCTTAGCTATCCCACCGCCAAACAGATAAAGAGTTTAACGCGCTCACAGCATGTGTGGTCCGCCGGCGATCGCTACTATAAACTCGCGTTCCGGTACTATGGAAACCCCAGTTATTGGTGGGTAATTGCCTTATTTAATAAAAAGCCGACGGAAGCAGATTTGCGCGTGGGAGATCTTCTGTATATACCATTACCGTTAGAGGCGATTTTAAGGGTCTATGAGGACTGAGGAAATTGCCTAGATGACCAATACTCCAGTAACTACTCCCGAAACAGAAGCCGCTTTTATAGCACTCCTTCAATACTACTATGACATTGAGGCTATGCAGCTTGCGTGGAACCATTTTAAGCAACACTGGAGTAAGTACCAGGCCGACGTCGCCCTTGGAACTACTCATAACGGCACTGCCCTTGTAAAGAATCTCAGCGAAGCCGAGGCCTGGATCGGGCCAGCGGATGGTACGATCCGTACCGCCGGCGACCAGGCGAGTTATTTTCTGTACCAGTATACGACGTTTAAAAGAATTGGAGTCGTGACGGGGATCAACCCCAAGTATATAGAGGAATATCGAACAACGGCCGAGGGGTGGAAAACTGCGCTCGGCAATTGGTGGCGCGACCAGCATGAAGAAATGTGGAATCTGGATGAACGGAAAGGGAAAGGAATCCAGTTCGGTACGGACAGGAGCAAGTGGCAACTCGACGTCGACGACAAGCGGCCGATTGTGGTGCCCAAATTTCCGAACGACAAGAGCCTCCTGCGCGTTGTCCTTCCGGAATCTGATGAAAAAGGCCGCGATGAGATGGAAGCGGATGGCGGTACCGCCCTCTATTTTTTCACTCCAAGTATGCTTAATTATATAGCTCGTAAAGGGGCGGCTGGGCCGGCTCAGAATCCTTATAGAAATCTTTATAAAGCGTTACTGGAGCTGATCAACGAGCTAGAGGAGCTGACTTTTCTTGACCTTAAGGGCATGTCTGGCGCGAGGCACGAGCGGGGCCGTGGTAAACGCACCTATGACGACATGAAACGATATAGACGCCGCGTCGACAAGGACCCGGAAAGTGCGAACCCTTATACGCTGGCAGCTAACTTGGTGGGCGGCGGCGCCAACCTAGCGCAGATAGACGACCCCCCGAACCCGCTGAAAAAGGGTTTTTACAGAAAGTCGACAAAGGGCTTCAAGAACAACTCTCCAATCAAACCTGGCAGCCAAGTGCCCGGGATCAAGAACTACGGCGTAGCGCATTATGCCGGCAACGTCCATGTGAGGCCTTATGTGGCCCTCTCCGTCGCCCAGGGCCATGGCTGGGACACCGACGACAACAACTTCAAGGGATTTAGCGCATGGATGAAGGAGAATATCTCGGGGAACCAGGGCAAAGGCGCCGCGAAGCTGTTTGCGGTTGACACCGCTATCATGGCACTCATTGAGCACCTGGCAGACAAAGTTTTCATGGGCACGGCGACGTCGTCAACCGGGTTCAAGGGGGACGACTACAGAACGGACCGTAGGAACAAGCGCCTTGACATGATCAAGGGATTTTTTGGAGACTCTACAGCGCCGACCTCGGGTGAGGTGGGGGAGAGATCGGTAGCGGAGAAGGTCACATCCAAGACCGTTCAGGTCAAGGCCAAAAAACAAAATTTAGTTCCCATGGATTTTCAGTGCTTTTTATTAGAACAGATCCGATTTCTGTCTAATGGTCATAACTCCAACTATAAGCACATTATGAAGCTGGGCACCGATCGGCAACCAGGCCTCGTTAAAAATAAACTTAATAAGACACTGAGCACCGACCAGGTACAGGCGTTGCTCGAACTATGCCCCAGCACTCAAGCGCTTTTCACGCCTTACCTTAAAATTTCACGAGTAGATTATGATGAGTATGGAAAACCCACCGGTGTTGAGAAGCCCTTAAAGATTCCTAATTTTTTGAGCGGCGAGGCCCTCTTCGACCTGGCCTCGGGCCTGGCGCCCCGCGTTCCAGGCGCTGGGATTAAATCCTTCAGCTGGAGCCTTGATGGTGTTCAGCCGGCCGAAGTAGATAATAACATATCAGCCACGCTCGAGCTCTATTTTCAATCTGTCAGTGATTTTTTTGCCAGCAGCATGCAAGCGGGTGAAGATGAAGCCTCTTATTTAGACTTGGTGATCTCATCCCCGGGGACTGCGAAGAAGAAGGAGAAGGAAGAGGACCCGACAAAGAAGGGAGACGCCGTGAAATGCGGCCGCCGCGTGGCGGATATGTTGGCGCGCAAATATGAAGGAAGTAATTATAGAATTAAAGTGGTAGCTGGGTGGGCTGACCCGGGGGTTGAGGCCCTAGGGAGGGCGCTGGGTGAGGATGCAGATCGTTATACGGCTTACAACATCTCGGAGGCTATTGAGAATTCTAAAATGAGCCTATTTTTACAGCAGACCCGACACGAATTCAAGTTTAACCAGGACGGCAGCCTCAACTTATCGATTGAATATCAGGCTAGCTTAACGGGAATGTTAGTAGGGCCGACGGCAGATATATTGGGTCCTTCGGGGGCTAAAATTGCGGAGGAGATTAAAGCCAAAGAAAAAGTGGTTGATAAGATGAAGAAAGATGAGGACAAAGACGACGAAAAATACAAAGAGGAGCTGGAAGAACTTAAGAAACTGCGTGGACAGGATAAACTGCAGAAATATAAAAAAGTATTAGCGAAGGTATATGACAGCGAACATATCTATGCTCTGGCAGTTAATCCACAAGAATTTTTGTTGCCCCGCATGGGGGATCTTACAGCCAAAGAACGCGCTGAGCGCGCTAAGCGCAAAAACAGTACGACCCCTAAAGTTGTAATGGGCCCCAGTGCGAAGAACACGGCCCAGACGGAACTTCTAGATGCCTTGGCCGATCCCAACGCCAGTGAGGATGAGGTCGCGGACGAGATGAGTTCAAACATGACAATGAGATACGATAAACTCGAGGAAAACCCGGGTCACGTAACTCACGTCCCCTTTATGTTTCTGGGAGATCTTTTAGATGCCGTTTTAAGCCAAATGGAGGCTAATCATGAGGGGTCACTAAACTTATTATTCTTCCTTTCAGAAGTGGAAATGATTGATCCCTTAGCAGCTCTGCAAATTAAAAATATTGGCCAGATTATGAAGTGTGGTCAAGATATACGGGATGCCGCCTTCGTCCAAGCTCTTACGGATTCTCGTGAAAGCACGTTTTCCGCCGGCGCCGGCATTACCCAGTTGATGAATATCGGGGACATACCTATATCCCTTGACGCCTTTCAAGTATGGTACAAAGACTATGTAGTGAAACGAGATCGAGATAAATATTATTTCTTGCATTTTGTTAAAGATATTTGTGCTTCATTAATAACCAAAGCTTTGGCTTCTAAGTGTTTTGGACCCGACGTTAGAATGACACAACGATTCGATGCGCAGCCGATAACTGTTTTCAACACGAAAGACTTTGGTCCCAACAAGCTCGTCACCATGCGTCGGTTGAACGCTGAAAGGAAAAGGCTGAAGTCCACCACCCCTCCCGAAAAGGTGGGGATGGGCCTCGTATTGTTGTCGACCGACTCTAAACCCAAGGGCTTAAATGGAATATATGAGGAGGATGTTGAGCAGGGAGTCTATCATCATTACTTGGGTAGTCAGTGTGGACTTGTAAAAACCATTAACTTTAATCGGGAAAACCAACCCTATTTGAGAGAATCTAAAATTCAAAAGGCCGGGAGTCTTGGGGCCGAACAGTTGCGGGAGCTCTACTCCGCCGAGCTGGAACTCTACGGTAACACATTATATAAAAATGGACAGTATGTTTATATAAATCCGCGTCTTGTGGGGGCATCGAAGGACGAACTGACGATCTTGGGGCTGCATGGGTATTATCTAATAACGAGCGTGAGTTCCACCGTTACTGAAAACTCTTTTGATGTTTCGGTGAAGGCCTTACATGAAGGAATAGAGTTTGGCGATGAAGTTCTTATGGAACCTGAAACATTTGGCGACGACCTTCAAGCCGAAAATACGCCCTATGAGAGTCCCAAAGGCAAGAAGAAGAAGGCCGAAGCACCGCCTCGGGCCGCCGGGACTCCACCCCCGCCGGTGACTGCGACGACAGCGGAAGAGCGCGCACAGCAGGCCCTACAAGACGATATCGCTGCAGGCGTTACCGACCCGGCGGTGCTGGAGGAACACGGGTTTAACATTAGAGAAGCAGCCCGCCTTGCAGACTATGCAGCCGGCATACACGAGGACCCCACCGACGCAGACCGCCTGAACCAGGAACTGTTCCGCGCCCATAACGCCGATCCGTATGTCCAAGACCACCCTGATCAGACATGGCACACACCGGGGGGACCCTAATGAACAGAAATTTCCTTGACTACGACGAATACGATGTTGAGCATCCGGTGGCCACTAATACCTTATCCTCTGAGTCCACCTATTTTCAGCGCTCTTTGTATAGAGAAGCAATTTATCCTAGCAATTTGCCTGCCCCCTTAGACATGTGGTATGGAAAAATTTATTATGGCAAAATTGATCAACTCCAAAATAGTATCATCGTCCGTACGGAAAATTTGAAGCCCGTTATGGTAAGTGTGGGAACCAATATTTACGCCTTAGATGCTCTGGTTGATGCTTTTGTGGCTTTTTCAGCGCACATGAGGCGGGCGCAGCTTGGAGGATTTCTTTCGACGTTGGGTAATCCTGACTTAGTAGATGTGATGGCACACAAAGGCTACGTCGACTCCACCCAGGCATATCGCCAGTTTACTAATAGTTTTTATGGGGCTTTTAATGCAAAAACACGACCAGATGAAAAGAATAAGATTGACGATTTTCAATCTTTTTTGAGTGTATATACTCCATATTTGAAAAAGGTGTCGGCCGCGATGGGGGTGACAAAAAGCACCTTCATCTTAAGTCGTCAGCTTGATATACATAGTTCAGGGCTGGCCCTCTCCATAAGCAGCGGCCCCCCGGACAAGGATGCTTATAAATATAAGAATTTTATTGACGATCCCAATTTTGCTTTTTACGCCGCATCTGCCAAAAAATTTGGTCTTATTATCGACAAGAATCGACCGTGGATATTAGCTTTAGATCTTTTTAGTAATGCTGCGCTAAAATATATAGGAAACTACTATAATACAGATTTGGGTCATGGCTTAATCGATAAAGAAACCTTTTTTTATTGTAACTACACTCCTACTTATTTGACCGATATCGAGGAGCTTAAAACTATTCTTGTTAATTCATATCTAACGTTTGTGGCCCAGAATCCTTACAGAGAAGAGAGAGTATATCTTCCACATTGTGATAAATATGGGGTGGAGTTAGAAGACCGGATCCCGCGGCCGGCTACTGGGCTACGCGCTGACCTGACTGATGGCTACATGATGAATTTTTATTTGCAACTGCGCCATGCGGAGGCCCAACAACCCTTCCGCCTAACTCCACAGCATTATTTGGATTTAAATAATATATACACGGTTCAGGCTCTCAAAAACATCACCCCTCTTCAGAATGGGGCTCGGTGGATTAATTCTCTTTTCCGAGATTATATTTATGGGCGTAATTATCTAAAGTATGCAAATAGAAAAAGTGTAAATCATTTATTAAACCTTGACACGGGCCCCAGCTTTGGTACAATAACAACTACAGGCGCCCCTTCTCCAACGGCGGGTGGCACTGGGGGTGGTGGCACCTCTTATTAGGCGGAGGTCGAGTGACATTATTTCAACTATTAGATACCAAGACCGAATGTATCGGGTACTATGCTAATAATATGATCAATTCCCAGCAAGAGCTGCCCTGCGCCGGCGAGACGTGGGATTATTCTCCACGACTACCTGGCAAGATGTATGAACTGGCGCGCCTTTATAGCTCCGGAGCCTCTCTCACAGACGTTTGTCCAGCAGAGTTGAAGACCGACTGGGAGCGCATTAAGAAGACGCTTAAATCGTGCCTGAAAGCCTTTGGAGCATCCCGTCTTTCTTTAGATGAAAATTGTTTTTATGATGTATTGCCCCAATATTTTCTCTTTGAATATCTAAACGCCAAAAACAAGATTACTCAACATGTATTAACCACGTATCAACGCCCTCACAATTATGAATTTATGTATAATTTAGTGGAGATGCTTTCAGATATTCGTGCACGGCCCCTACACATCGAAATTGATCCTATTAAACATCTGTTAAGTTCGGTGGGGGGGAAGAACTTTCACCGCACCCTTCGAAACATTAAACACGCATGCGCTTATAATGCATGGGGAACCGTAACTGGGCGTTTATCTACTGATCCCGGTACATTTCCCATTTTAACAATGAATAAAGAATTCCGCGCATGTGTACAGCCTCAGAACGATTGGTTTGTTGAACTGGATTTTAACGCTGCCGAACTTCGGATACTGTTGGCGCTCACGGGAACCGAGCAGCCGACTACTGACATCCATGATTGGAATCGTAAGAAGGTTTTTAAGAATACTTTAAGTAGGGACGAAGCTAAGGTGAAAACATTCGCATGGTTGTATTCCGAGCGAAACCATAGTGATCTGGACCGACTTTATAACAAGGATTTAGTGCGAAATAAGTACTGGGATGGCTGTAAAATTGAGACAGACTATGGCAGAATAATAGAGAACGTAGACGCGCACCATGCGCTCAATTACATCGTTCAAAGCACCACAATTGACATGGTGCATGAGCAGGCTTACAAAGTTTATGAGCTTTTGAAGGGGAGAAAGAGTCATATTTCATTTTTGATTCATGATGCTGTGTATATCGACCTCGCGGAGGAAGACCGCTATGAAATTTTAAATTTACTTGACACCTTCAAGAACACACGTTATGATATGTTCAAGGTCAACGTTTCTGCCGGCCGAAATCTTGGTGAAATGAAAGGATTGAGACTATGAAAGAAAAGAAACTCTACTATAAACTTGTCCGCGACCGTATTCCAGAGATTATTGAAGAGAGTGGGAAGGAATTTTCAGTATGCCAAGTACCAGAGGAACGCCTCCAAGACTACGCTATGCGAAAATTGCAAGAAGAAGTGATGGAGTTTGTCGAGAATCCGTGCGCGGAAGAAGCAGCTGATATCATGGAAATAATGAATTTTATTTGTTACCGCTTGGGTATTCACGACCATACTATTGTCGCGTATGCAACTGCAAAGCGTGTCAGTCGCGGAGGGTTTGATATGGGGTATATTTTGGAGTGGGTTGACGAAAAGTGAAGATCGTAGGACTTGGAAGGGCTGGATGCAGCATAGCGAAAACTTTTTCTAAGTTTCCGCAGTACGAAACCTATGGCATTGATACGTGTCGCGACGCAGATATTACCATCAAGACTAGAGAGAGCCACGAAGCCTATGACCAACATTTTCCTAATCTGAAGAAGCGTCTCAAGGTTACTAATAGCGAAGTATGTGTGGTACTAGCCGGGACGGGCGTGATCTCGGGGGGCATCCTTCGTCTGTTAGAGCAGTTGCAAGGCAATAGAATTCGACTGGTCTATATTCAACCTGATTTGGCTCTAGCGAGTGAAGTACAAAAGATGCAGGAAAAAATTGTAAGAAACGTCTTGCAAGAGTACGCGCGCTCGGGCCTCTTGGAAACTATGTATCTGATCGATAATCAAATGGTGGAACGGGGCATTGGGGATGTTCCCATTATGGGATACTATGATGTACTCAATCAGGCTATTGTTAATACTCTTCACATGATTAATATTTTTGAAAATAGCGAAGCCGTGATGGGGAGCTTTATCCGTCCCTCTCCGGTCAGTCGGATTGCCACGATTGGAATCGTGGACATTGAAGAAAAAGAAGAAAAATGGTTTTATGACTTGACAAACGGTCGTGATGTGGTATACTACTATGGTATCAATGAGGAAGAGCTTAAGGAGGATGGCACTTTGTTTGGAAACATTACCACCTATGTGAAGGCGCAAATTATGCCGGGAGTTAATGTTTCGTATGGTGTTTTTCAAACGTCCTATGAACAAAAATATTGTTATTGCATTAAGTATTCTTCTATGGTACAATCATATTTAGACGATCAGGATATTAGCTGATCGTACTATAACCCAACTATAAGGAGATAAAAAAATGGGTATCAATTTAGATAAGATGAGAGAGAAGCTCTCGTCACTACGCGGAGAAGGAAACTCCTCAAATGACACATTCTGGCGCCCCGAAGACGGGGAACAGACTATTCGAATCGTTCCGACAGCGGACGGAGACCCCTTCAAGGAAATGTGGTTTCACTACAATGTCGAAAAGGGCGGCTTCCTATGTCCCAAGCGCAACTACAGTGACGAGTGTCCTGTGTGTGAGTTCGCCTCACAGTTGTGGCGCGAAGGCGCAGACAACAACGATGAGCACAGTAAGAAGGTCGCAAAGTCCCTCTTCGTGCGGCAGCGTTTCTTCAGTCCTGTGATGGTTCGCGGGGAAGAAGAGAGAGGCGTACGCATATGGGGCTATGGCAAGACTGCCTACGAGAATCTTTTGACTCTCGTGCTCAACCCAGAGTATGGTGATATCACCGATACAGAGACAGGCACCGACCTGCAGATGACCTACGGGAAGCCGCCAGGGGCTTCCTTCCCACAGACGAAACTTGTACCTCGACGTCGGTCATCCCCGCTTTGCGAGGACCTGACCCCCGAGAAGTGCGCTGAACTTCTTGATGCTATCCCCGATTTTGGGGGGCTGTTTGATAGAAAGTCGACTGCTGATGTACAAACAATTCTTGATAATTTCGTCAACTCTCAGGTTGATGATCCCGAGAGCGTAAGTAGTGAGACTACACGTTATGGGACTTCGGCGTCTACCGACACCGAAACGAATGCTGTTGATGCCGCTTTCGCAGAGCTTGGCGCTCTCTAATAATCCCCCCCACAGGGAGGCACAGGGTTATCAGGTGTCTCATATTAGAAAGGAAGGGTTATGACTACTGAAACGAACCGACTTGAGGAGCTTATTACACTGCTTGAGAATACTCGCGCAGATCATGAAAAGTTCTTTGTCCGCGGCAATAATGCTGCCGGCACGAGGATTCGCAAAGCAATGCAAGAAGTAAAGACATTAGCTCAGGAACTGCGGACCGACGTCCAAGAGACAAAAAACGCAAACTAAACCTGGACAAGCCACAGGGAGGCATGGGCTACAGATGTCTCACATTTATCAAAAGGAAAGAGTATAAAATGGGAAGTATTATAGAAACACTTCAGGAACTTAATGTGAGCGATGAGGATTTTGTTTATTTGAATTATACGGATACTGCTAGCGTATGGCACATTGCGGATGACCATATTGAGACAGCGCTGGCGGAGACTAATACGGCAGAAATGCTGGCGAGGTTGCTGGCGTGCCCCGCTAAAGTTACGGTGCTGTCGCGCTATGATGAAGACATTTTAAGTTACATGCGCGCCGAGGGAATGCTAGAGGATTACGATCGAGAAGGGGGGTTCGAAGAATACCTGACCGAGAAGATTCAGGAAGAGGCATACCAATACGATTTGTTAACGATCTCTACGGAGCGGCATGACCATAAACGCGGAACCTGTGAGGTTGCATCCAACGTTAAGGTCCTCGCCGGGGAACTCTATCAGATGGGAGACCGCCTCGCGGATGCGTTTGTGAGCGCCTTTGACGTCGTGGTACAAACGCAGAATGGAACGCTTACGCTATCGTAGGCGAAGACGATGTGGGCTTGTATGGTGGGGTGCGCATGCTTCTTCGTAGTATTTATGATTATGGACACGCGCCGCGAGATAAGAGAGATTGGTGAACAGGTGAGCATGCTGCAGCAAGACTTTATATCAGAGATTAACGATCGCTATGGAGATCTCCGTGGCAAAGAGTAAATCAAAAGCGGGGAAAGTTTCGATCGACGGGCTTCGCACCCTCATTAATAAAACATCCGGACTCGAAGTTGCCCACAACTTAAACCAAGCAAATCCCACAGAAGTAAAAGAATGGATTCCTACGGGTTCACGCTGGTTGGACTCTATTGTTTGTAGGGGGCAGCTTGCTGGTATTCCTGTGGGTAAATTCACGGAGATTGCTGGCCTGGAATCAACCGGCAAATCTTTTATGGCCGCACAGGCGGCAGGGAATGCCCAGAAGATGGGGATGAATGTTATCTATATGGATTCTGAATCGGCGATTGACCCCGGCTTCCTTGAACGCGCTGGGTGTGATATAAACGAACTTATCTATGTTCAGGCACAGTCGGTTGAACATGTACTAGAAACTGTTGAAAACGTTTTGAAGTCAGGAGCAGAAAGAACCCTGTTCATCTGGGATTCCTTGGCCATGACTCCAACTATCACAGATGTGGAGGGGGACTTCAATCCTCAGTCCACGATGGCAATGAAGGCGCGCATCCTCTCCAAGGGGATGTCTAAACTAACCATCCCGATTGCAAATACCAAGTCAGCCTTCCTGGTTCTCAACCAGTTGAAGACCAACATCCCCCAAGGACCAAATGCTCGCATCGTCGCAATGACGACCCCCTTCATCACCCCCGGCGGGAAAGCCATGCACTATGTATATTCACTGCGCGTGTGGCTTACGGGACGCAAGGCCAAGTCTGCTTTCATCGAAGACGAGAGCGGCTTCCGCATCGGCTCGGAGGTGAAGGTCAAACTTGAGAAGTCTCGTTTCGGCACACAGGGGCGCAACTGCGCCTTTAAGATTCTCTGGGGTACCGACGAGGTTGGTATCCAAGATGCCGAGAGCTGGCTGGAAGCAATCAAGGGCTCCGACAATCTTAAACAAGCAGGCGCCTGGTTCTCCCTGGTCCATAAGGATGGTAAAGAAGAGAAGTTCCAGACTGCCCATTGGATTGAAAAGCTTAAAGACAAGAAGTTCAAGAACCGAGTGTTCGAGATTATGGATGAAGAGATCATTCGTAAGTTTGACACGCGCGAGGGCAGCGCTGAGGATTTCTACGACGTAGATAAAGAATAGAACTATTTATAAGTGATGAAACTTATAATGGAAGGCTGGCGCGATTTTTTAGGTAAGGCTCGCAAGAAGCCGAAGCCCGAAGAAGAAGAGGATGAACCATCGTCGGTAGTAAAAGCTTTAATGATTCGCGGTGGCCTAACAAGAAAACAAGCCGAAGTAATGGTAAAACAGCAAGTTGAATTAGAGGAAGACCTTGAAGAGGGTTGGAAAAAAGGCGCCGACGAAGATTTTATCAAAGTATAAAAAACTAAACCCTTGACTTCGAAGCTCCTGTGAGGTATACTCATAGGAGCTTCATACGTTAGGGGATACACATGAAAAGAGTAATGATCGTTGACGCTCTCAACGCCTATTTCAGGGCGTTTATCGTCAACCCGAGCCTGTCTACTCACGGGCAGCCCATCGGTGGCTTAAAAGGCTTCCTAGGCATCTTGCAGAAGCTGTGTCGGGACATCAAGCCAGACACGGTGATGATTATCTGGGATGGCCCCGGCGGCAGCCGCAAGAGACGAGAACAAAATAAGAACTATAAGGCCGGCCGCAAGCCCATTCGAGTCAATCGACAGACCGATTTGACTGATGAGCAGCAGCGAGCCAATATGGCGTGGCAGCAACTGCGTCTGATGGAATACCTCAACGAGTTACCAGTTGTACAACTACGTTTTGATGAAGTAGAGGCCGACGACGTAATAGCATACGCTACGCAAGTCGAACAGTTCAAGGGTTGGCAGAAGGTAATTGTGTCGAGTGACAAGGATTTCATTCAATTGTGTAATGATGAGACAGTATTGTTTCGGCCCATCCAAAAGAAGGTTCATAACAAGTTAAACATTGTGGAGGATTTTGATATCCATCCTCGCAACTTTGCGATGGCCCGGGCTATTGCCGGGGACCCCTCGGACAATCTTAAAGGAGTGCCTAGAGCAGGCTTGAAAAGTATTTCAAAAAACTTAAAATTTCTCAAAGAGGATAAGGACGCGACATTGCAGGAGATTTTTGATTTTTGTCTCAAAAGTGATTCTAAAGCCAAATTTTTCACGAACGTTTTGGCTCACAGAGATGTAATTATAGAGAACTATAAATTGATGCAACTTTACGCTCCCGCACTCTCGTTGCAGTGCCGCGACAAGGTGCACTATGCACTGGATAATTTTGAATACGATTATAATAAAACCGAGGTTATTCGCATGATGAATCAAGATGGGTTTGGGGTGTTTAACTGGGATGATCTACACGCCACAATGAATCGGTTTTGTACCGAACGGCCGCTGCAAGACAAGTAGGGTGAGATGGTGACACGGGCGATGAAAATTAAGAGCGACTCTGTAAACTTTTCCAAGTACGGCAAGACCTTCCAGGAAAAGCTTTGCATGGTAATTTTAGATGATCGCTCATTCGCCGATCAAATTGAAGAGGTACTCGATGTAGGATTCTTGGAACTTAATTATCTTAAACTCTTCTTGAATAAAATTTTTAACTATCGGAAGAAATATGGCGTTCATCCGTCGCGCGATATTATGAAAACCATACTTCGATCAGAGCTCGATAATGAAAATGAGCTTACCGCCAAGCAGGTACGAGAGTTTTACGTGCGTAGTCAGGTGACCGACTTAAGCGACATGGAGTATATAAAAGATACTTCCCTAGATTTCTGTAAGAAGCAGAACCTAAAGTCAGCAATGGTAAAGTCTATTCAGTTACTCCAGACTTCATCCTTTGATGAAATTTCTCAGGTCATTAATGATTCTTTAAAGCTCGGCATTAATGGTGATGAGGGCTATGATTATAAGAAAGACTTTGAAGAACGTTTTAAGCCGCGATTTCGCAACCCCATCAGTACGGGGTGGGATTTGATTGACGATCTGTGTAAAGGGGGCTTGGGACAAAAAGAACTTGGGGTGGTTATAGCGCCTACTGGTGCAGGCAAGAGCATGGCTCTGGTCCACTTGGGAACTGAAGCACTCAAGCAAGGGAAAACGGTTGTTCATTATACTTTGGAACTCCAAGATACTGTAGTGGCTTCTCGCTATGATTCCTGTCTTACGCAAATTCCCCTCCAAAATTTGGTGGCCTTCAAAGAAAAGATTTACGAAGAGGTACAGGACATTGAAGGTAAATTAATTGTTAAAGAGTATCCTACGAAAACAGCCACCACACAGACGATTCGAAATCATTTAGAAAAACTTAAAATGCGTAATACTGTAGTAGATATGATTCTTATTGACTACGGCGATCTGCTACGCCCTCTGCGTTATCTTAAAGAGAAGCGCAATGAGTTGGAATCTATTTATGAGGAACTCCGAGCTATCGCTACCGAGTATCAAGTACCGGTGTGGACGGCATCCCAGACTAATCGTTCGGGCCTTAATGCCGAAGTTATTACAATGGAGTCTATTTCAGAAGCCTTTAATAAGTGCTTTGTATCTGATTTTATTTTTACTATATCACGAACAGTAGAAGATAAAATGACTAATAGGGGGAGAGTGTTCGTGGCTAAAAATAGAAATGGACCTGATGGACTCGTGTTCCCACTTTTCATGGACACGTCCAATGTTTGTATTAAGGTTCTTGAAGCTTCAGAAGATGATGAAATTATTGAAGTGAGCGCCAAGAAGCAAAAAGAAGATCTATTTGAAAAATATAAGAAATTTAAGCAGAACAAGGGAGGTTAGACATGTTTGACGAAAGCGAAGTGAGAGGGGCGACTCTCAACTATTTTAATGGGGATGAGCTTGCGACCAATGTCTTCATGACAAAGTATTGTTTGCGAGACAAAAAGGGGAATTTTATGGAAAAAACCCCGGCTGACATGCACCGCCGCATGGCTAAAGAGTTTGCACGGATTGAAGCTCAGTTTGAGACAGACCGCACGGGCCCCGTAGCGGGCAACACTTATGCACACCGCGCAGGCCCTCACCTCTCTGAAGATGAAATTTATTCGTTTTTGAAAGATTTTAAATATATTGTCCCGCAGGGTTCGCCCATGATGGGAATAGGAAATAACCATGTTAATGTATCTCTCTCTAATTGTGTTGTTGTCGACAACCCCCAGGACAGTGTTTCGTCCATTATGGATGCTGGCAAAGACCTTGCTAACTTGTTTAAACGTCGCTGTGGTGTTGGGCTTGATATTTCTGATCTGCGTCCCGAGGGCGCTCCCGTTAACAACTCTGCTCGGACTACTACTGGCGCTTGGAGCTTTGCTGATTTTTACTCCTATGTCTGTCGGATGATTGGACAGAATGGTCGCCGCGGCGCCTTAATGGTCTCACTCGACATCCGGCACCCGGATATAGAAAAGTTTATTACTATGAAAAGAGACCTTACTAAGGTGACCGGCGCCAACGTATCAGTGAAAATAACTGATGCTTTTATGGAGGCGGTTGAGAACAAGGAAATGTTTACG